CACGACATCCCCGCCCTGCGATCGCCGTAGTAGCGGTCAGTGCCGGTTGGAGTACCGTTTGAGTAGGTGGTGCCTACGGGGGCGGTTCCAGCAAAGCAGGAGGAGATGAGGCTTCCGCCATTGGCGGTGGCGGCGGCCACGTCCCACACGGTAATACCGGCGGAGACGAGGCGGACACTCTCAGAGTTTCCAACCACCGCCGTCAACTCAGCAGTGAGCTCCGCGGAGGGGGCTGCAACAACTGGAAAGTCGGTGGTGGCGGCGTACGTCTGGAGGGTGTACGTGGACCATTGAGAGGGGCAGAACAACACGTAGCCCCAGCCTTGGGTGCCAGAGCTCAAGTAGCCCCGCCTAGTGGCGCTGTAAGTGACCGTGGGCCCTGAGGACTCCGACGGCCACTTTGCGCCTTCAGCGTGGGTGCAGAATGGGTCCGTGAGGGCGCACACTTGGTGCGCGAGCTTTGCGGTGGCCTGAGCTTTGGCGCTGTTAGGCGCCGGGCTCGAAGGCTTGGGCTTGGCGGCGGATCTCTTCTTCTTGGCGGCTGCAACAGCCTTGACCGGTTTGGCCTTGGGCATGGTGCGTGACTGAGGAACGTATGTGAGAAGATTTTTCTGCCCTCCCCCCTGGGGCAGATCGACGGTGTCGAGTTTGTAGTGTGCGACAACCTCGTCAAACGCGGCACGAAGCCGCGGAGGTGCGTCGAGCAGTTCGTTTCGAACGCTCAAGACGCCCTCTGGGTTGACAGCACGGGCGGTTAAGGCCTTGTACAACGCCTTTTGGACGTTGCCCTCATTGAGGTAACAGGACCACTCGCCCTCAGCATTTCTGCTGAAAGTGTGGCTACAGAACTCAAACTTTCCGTCTGGATGGACCGTGACGTCCCTCAAGGGAAAACCCTTCAACTCAGATGCCCTTGCGAGGGCTTCCGAGGAGAGCTGCGTCCAAGAGAGATTGTCATCTCCGGCGGTTTTAGCTGCCTCGACTGCCGCGTAGAACGCAACCAGGAGGCGCATAACGCCATTGACGGGGGTGGTCCAGTAGGAACCGGACGGCATGTGCTTGGCTTTCGCTTTGAGGAGTGCGCAGAGCACTACACGGCCATCACCGCATGTGAGCTCGACCACGTAAATGGGAGCGATGCAGGTGGCACACCAAAAGAGCAAGCCTGTCTCAAGGTTCCGGCTAGGGTTGGTACAGCGGGATGCAATGAGCTCAACCGCGTCTCCAAATAGCCAGTTTTCGATGAGGCCGTCCCACCCCACAGCGTCCGTCGAGACGACGGGGCAGGATGTTTCGGCACACAGCCTGTCCACCTCTTCGCCAAGAGGTTGGACATGATCTTTGTCAAATCCGATTCCAGAAAGGAGGGCTCCGCGAGGATACGCGAGCTTGAGACGCCCGACGAACGGGGAGAGAAGGAGTCTCTCGACCAGTTGGTCAATCAGGCTGACACCACAAATCATCCGGTACCTGCCCTCCCTAATCTTGCGAAGGGGATGGGGTTCCGATTTCAGAAATGGCATCACGGGGTCTCTGAGGCCTCTCAAATACGCCAACTCGGGGTTGG